TGTTAGTTGATGTTTGTGTTGGGGTGTTAGTTGATGTTTGTGTTGGGGTGTTAGTTGATGTTTGTGTTGGGGTGTTAGTCGGTGTTTCAGTAACTGTTTGTGTTGGGGTGCTAGTTGGTGTTTCAGTAACTGTTTGTGTTGGGGTGTTAGTCGGTGTTTCAGTAACTGTTTGTGTTGGGGTTTGAGTGGTAGTTGGGGTGGTTGTTGGTGTTTGTGTATTAGTTTGTGTATTAGTTTGTGTGTTAGTTTGTGTTTGGGTTGGCGTTTTTGTTGGCGTTGGCGTAGGTGTAGGGGTAGGACAAATACCTGAATTTGATGTATTGATGGTATAACTTTCAAGTTGATATAAACCTGTTGAGTTCCCTAAATAAATTGAATTATCGGGTTTTGTTTTATATGAGAAGTATGATGTGGTATTAACAGATATTTTAACCGAATTAGTGATGGAATCGTATATTTTTAACTGAGACCCATTTCCAATATAATATTCGTTAGTGTCAGTATTTAAATACATAGTATCGTTACTAACAGGACCCCCAACGTATGTTGTTGAAATATAACTATAAGAACCTGCGTCCATTCTAAATACCTTACCACCGTATTCTTCACCAAAATAAATTGAATCCGTAACCGGGTCATATCCATTTGTTGCGCCAAAAATAAACCCATTTAAGACTCCATTATAAGGTGATGAATAAAGTTTTGTATTGGTAATAGGGTCCCAAATAGAAAATCTACTTAATGAGTAATTATTTTGATTAGTAAAAAACCAAATCCTATCTCTTAAAGTATCGTAAGTCATATATGATGCCTGACCTAAGTTTGTCGATATATAAGTTTTTGTGTTTGTTGAGCAATCAATTTCTAAATATCCTCCAAAATTTGCGGCTCCTGTACCTCCACGACCATAATGGAAATAGAGTTTATTAGTTTTACTAACGTAAATCCCGTTATATGGTGAATTAACACTGATACCTAAATCGGATATGAAATTAATCGTTTCTAATAATAATTTACTTGAACAATCATAAACTCTCAATAACCCTTGACTAGGTGAACAAACATATAGTTTATTATTAACCGAATCGTATAATAAACCTCTGACTTGGTATGCTTGAGTTGGAAAAGTACCGATTAATGCACGTGTTGTGCCATCATAAATTGATATTGTTGAATAGGCTGCGACACCTGAACATCCGTAAAACACATTATTTATTGAGTCGTATGTGTAGTTTGAAAAATCATTAGAACTTCTACTAATGATTGAGTAGTTACTACTATTTGACCAAACATTAGAACCGGTACTAATTGGGTAAGGGGAATCTAATGGTAATGTACTATAAGTCGTTCCCCCACCTAAAGTAGTGCTAAAAACCCATTGTGAATTAAAACTATCCCACCAAATATAACCAATTGTTGATGAATTAGGGTCAGTTAAAGTATAACTAAGACGACTATTATAAGTCCCTGATGATGTAACATTGTTGTTATATGTACCTGTAATAAATTCGTTTACACTGAAACAAATTAAAGGTTCAGGTGTTGGTGTTATTGTGTTAGTTGGTGTATTAGTCGGGGTCTCTGTTGGTGTTATTGTGTTAGTTATTGTGTTAGTTGGGGTATTAGTTGGAGTCTCTGTCGGTGTGTTAGTTGGGGTTTCGGTTGGGGTGACGGTTTGAGTTGGGGTAACGGTTTGAGTTGGAGTCTCTGTTGATGTTTGTGTTATAGTTGGTGTTTGAGTGATTGTTGGGGTGGTTGTTTGTGTAATTGTTTGAGTTTGGGTATTAGTTGGTGTTATTGTTGGTGTTTCAGTTGGTGTTATTGTTGGTGTTTGTGTTATTGTTGAGGTTATTGTTGGTGTTATTGTTGGTGTTTGTGTTATAGTAGGCGTTTGGGTGATTGTCTGTGTTTGGGTAATTGTTTGTGTTGGGGTTATTGTTGGGGTTTGTGTTGATGTTGGGGTTTGTGTTTGGGTAATTGTTTGTGTTGGGGTTTGAGTTGAGGTTGGTGTCTCTGTTGGGGTAACGGTTTGCGTTGAGGTAACGGTTTGTGTTGGTGTCTCTGTTGATGTTTGTGTAATTGTCGGGGTAATAGTTGGGGTTTGAGTGATAGTTGGGGTGGTTGTTGGTGTTTGGGTGATTGTTGGGGTAACCGTTGGTGTTTGAGTAATAGTTGACGTAACCGTTGGTGTAATTGTTGGGGTGGTAGTATTTGTTTGTGTTGGTGTACTAGTTAACGTTGGTGTTGGTGTTGGTGTTGAGCATAAAAATTGAGGGTTTTGAATATGACAATTCTCACAATCACCCATATAACCCATATGTTCATACACATAAGAAACTGATGAGGTTGTTGATGGAATATATTCGGCACACCCCGTAAAACCATTTGTTGATATAAAATAAATGCCCGATAATGGTGCGAAAGTTATTGGTATATTTGATAAAGTGAATTGAACTCCAGGGTCACAACAAGTTTTAAAATAACCAACAATTGGAGGTAATGTTGGGGTAATTGTTGATGTTGGTGTTGGTGTCGGAGTAGGACCTGAACATATTTCGTTATCACATCCAAGGGTTGACGATATCTCACCCCCCGAACTAATTGTCGGATTATATCCGCAAAAATATAAGGTGGTTTTCGCTTGTATTATTGTTGAAATATTACTATCGTCACATAACGTAATACTATAGTTTAAATCACCCGATGTTGGGTTAATTAACGTAACACATCTACATTTGTTTGGTGTCGGGGTTACTGTTGGTGTTAAAGTTAGTGTTGGTGTTGGTGTTGGTGTTGTATTACAAGGTAATAACATAATTTCCTCACAACCTGATGAGTCGGTAGCTATAACCAAAACCTCACCATATAAAGGCATACCACCAAATGTTGGGATTTCAAGTTCTAAAGTTGGTGGTACGGAAATAACTCCCGTAATAACGGTTTCGCAATATGTTCTTGTCTTATCACATATTGTAATATCGTACGGTGAATGGCCCGTTAGGCTTATAATTTTTACTACACTCATTATCTAAAATAAATACCTTAAGCTTTTGTTATTTTTTGACACGTTTATAAAAAATAAATGATTATTTTTAAAACTAAACAATGGTGTTTTAAACTAAAAATTTGTGCAACTCACATTTGAAAATAACCCACAAACTGAGGTTTCGATAAATTCGGTTATTTCTTGATTTGTAAAAACGTCTGACGACACGTCAAACTTAGATAATAAAGTTAAACCGACATATATGTTATGTCCGGTAATGGTAATTGAATTAAACATACTTGTTGGGTCTGCGATACTTCTATTATCATTAACATTTAGAATGTCCGAACCCCAAAGAGGACTTCTAACGGTAAACCAAACATAAATAATGCTTGGTGATTCAGAAGAATAATTAGTATAACTATACCAAGTTCCGTTAATCTCACCACAATCATATGTCCCATTATCTAACACCGCATCTCTAGTTCCTATACCTGGTGTACCGAAAGCTCCAATCCCAATTGATGATGCCACATTATTGTATCTAACCATCGTCAATTGTGGCCAAACGTTAGGTCGGGTTACAAAATAGTTTGACCCTATTGTTCCGTATGATTTTGGTGTTGGGGAGTTAATGAATAAATAATTACCATTATTAAACATATTAAAACCACCATTTTGTATGTGATTCGTTGATGGTATATAATTGTAACGATACTCGCCAGTCATTGCTGAATAATAAGTATATGAATTATTTGACCACCAATTATACATTTGTTGTAAACAAATTGGTGGCGTTGTACTCGGTGTTATTGTTGGTGTTGGTGTTGTACTCGGTGTTATTGTTGGGTTTGGTGTTGGTGTTAAGGTCATTGTTGGTGTAATTGTTGGTGTTGGTGTTGGTTTTATTAAACAAGGGTCTGGAGTGATTGTTGGTGTTATTGTTGGTGTTTGAGTCATTGTTGGTGTTGGTGTTTGAGTTATTGTTGGTGTTGGTGTTGGTGTTGGTCTTATAACATTTAAAAAATTTGGGCAATCACTATTATCTATTAAGATAGTGTAATTACCAAAAACCTCACGAGGGGGGGTTAAATTATTAGGTGTGAAAGTGTAAGGTAACGTGACGGTTCCTAAATTAATTGTGACATTCGCATTATCAGGTTTGAATAGGATTTCTGCCTGTTCACCATCATAATTTATACTTGAGATTATAATTGATTCGCTCATAATTAATAATTATTTTCAATGGCCAAACAAATTTCACCATTCATTGATATTAGTCGAGCCATATCACTAAATGAGATATACGCGTGACCTGATTTACCCCAACTTTGACCCCAACTATTTTTAATTCTAAATAATTGTTTTGTTTTATCAACCCCATTTATTACATAAGCGTGACCACCAACTATTCCTCCTGTTATGCGAATTATTCCATTAGTGTCAGGATAAAACATTCCGGAATACCAATAAGTACCGACAACGACAGGTCCTAAATTTAAAACTGAGTTAACTAAAGTGTTAATGTCGTAAGCCCAATAGTACGAGTTAATAGTACCAATTGATTGTAGGTATTTCGCACCTGCTCTAACTGAGGTTCCATTATAGTTTTCACCCGGCCATTCATCAATTTTTTGTGATTCAGTGTAGATTCTTTGTGGTGGTACTATTGGTGGAATTCCCCCGTGTTCTACAGGACCATCCTCAACCCAATGAGCCCAAGAGTAACCAACACATTGTGGGGTACTTCCTTGATTTCCCCACCAACCGTTCGGGTTCCAATATTTTGAGGTTATTTGGGGTGTTGGTGATGGGGTTTTAGTTGGTGATGGGGTTTTAGTTGGTGATGGGGTTAAAAGTCTTGTCGAACTAGGTTTTGGTGTTGGTTTTCTTGTTTTACTAGGTGTTGGTGTTATTCGAACGTACTTGTTAATCGAAGGTTTTTTAACGATACTAAATAAATAATCATAATGGTCTTTTATTAAATAAGATTTATCTCTCACATCTGGTATGTGTAGACGACCTAAAAATTTAGGGTCAGGTTTTAACTCTATTGGAGTCTCCGATTCAAGTCCGTCAATAATTTCATAAGTAAAATCGTCAAGTTTACAAACATCTGTTGAACAATCAGGACAATCAGGGTTAAACATCCTAAAAGTATTTTTTAATAAACTAAAGTTATGTTTAACTTCAGGTGCTGACATTGGGTTTACGTACATTCTAAATTGAGAGATTCCCCCCTCAAATGTACCGGCAAAGTACTTTTCAATTAAAATATTTGTGGATAATTGACTAAAAGTTGTGCTACTTAAAACAGTATCAGGAAAAGATTCCGGGTCTTGAATGTATGGACCATTCGGTAATGTTGTTGACGAGAATATTAAATTTTCACGTAAACCTTGCGTACCACCACCCCAAGAAATATTAAAAGGTACACCAACTTGTTTTTCTTTGTCGGTGTTTAACGCCCTTGGGATTATTTCTTCAAAATCTTCAATTGTGTGGAAAAGTTTACCATTAACATAAAGTTTTAAACGACCTTTTCTAAATGCCTTATCAATTAACCATTTTTCATTTAAATTGACTAATTCAATTTGTTCTGCTGGTGTTGCCCCTGAATGAGTGAATTCAACATTCACTAATGATATTGAATTATTTGCTAATGAGTTTAAATATGTTTTTTCGGTAATATCTCCTGTACCGCCTTTATAATATAAGTCACAATAATCAAACCAAGTATATCGTTCCCACACGGCGTTTAATTGGAACCAATGTTCGTCATCTAACCACGCAGGATTTTCTATTTCACATCTAGGGTATATTGGGTCAGAACAATAGTCATCAATAGTGTAACCTGTTGTATATGTTATTCCTGTTGTCGAACAAGTTCCGCTAGTTTCACAATCACCTGTCATTCTTAAAACTCTAACACCAATTTGGGGGTTTTTAGGGTCACCACATAATCTAAACGATAATGCGTTTGACATTGAGTCATATAATGGGTCCGTTTCACAAGTATTCTCAACTGATGAGGTGTGACCTGTTCCACAAATATGGTCTTTACATTCCCATCCACACGTATCATATGTTACGGGTGTACAACCACAACTAACACAACCTGTCGTACTACCTGTAGTGCAAGGTTCGTCAAATAATGGCCCACTATTGTTACAACCACAAATGTCGCAACCATAATTAACGTGAGAATCGTGAATATTGTTTAAAGACCTTGGTGGGTAAACATAAACACATCGACTATTAGTGATACCTGTATTACAACAAGCACACGTTTCTAATTTATCTTGTAATTCTGTTGTTACTCGAGTGTAACCTGTAAATGAACTTGGTGACCCATCGGCGTGATGGTAAAATTTATTTTCAGCTCTTGTTCCTAAGTAAAAGAATGTGTTTTTATTTTCAGGGTAAATAACGTTTAATGTTGTCTCACCTGAATTGGGGAAATATTCGTCAATTAATCTTGGTTTTAATACCATTTCGACTGACCATCCTTTATTCATTCTATCAGGAAATATGTTATAATTATAACCGAATAATTTGTAGAACCCTTGATAAAAACCGCCATATAGTTCGTGATATCGACCTTCATATGCACCATATTTACTTACAACCTCATATAAAATATTTTTATTAAAACCTGAAAACTGAATATTCGGGGAACTTGTATATCCGGTGACTTGAAACATTTTTAATCGTCTGTCAAATTGTAAACGATTGAATTTTAACGTGTCATTTAATAATCCATTAGTGAATGTGATTGTTTGTCCCGTTAGACTATCAACAAGACCATTATCCATACCTGTTAAACCAATATCACAAGATGTGTTACCCGTCAAACAAGTTAAATCTTCATTATCTATGTTGTAATAATTTTGTGAGACAAAAATATTATTTTCATTATATTGTTTATAAATAAGTGTTTGATTTTGGACTGATAAAGTATTATTAATATCGAATGAGAATGGTAGTCTATTACCAAATGTTTGAGCAATTAAATAAGGTGAGAAAACAACTTCCTCATTATAGTCCCTCTCATCATTAGACAAAGACATATCTTGGGAATCTAAATCTAATTTAATTCCCCAATTTGGTTTACCGTATTGATTAATATTTTGACCTGCCATCTTTTTTAAGATAAATACTCTAAACCGAAGTATTTATTAATAAAAAAGAAGATGATTTCATATAATACAGATTATTTTGGTAATAATTGTTACTTCTATTTACGTGATGGTGGCGATAAAATATCATTATATTACTCAGTGGGTGAAACTTTAAATGAGTCAAGAAAAAATGAAGAAAGACAAGATTTCAAAAAAATTGATTCAGAAAAACTTAGTTCGTTTATTAATAAAGTTTTAAAAGGTAAAAAGAAATATTCTAAAGAGCAATTAAAAAAAATGCTTAAACCAAAAAAATCGGAAGAAACTCAAGAACTTGATGAGTTAGTTGGTGATGATGGTACGTGGAAAAGTTCTGCGATACCGATGCTAAATGACAGACAACACACGAATCAAACCACTGATAAAATGGTACAAGCGTTTACTCAGGCGGGTAACCCAGTTACTCGTGGTCAACGTGCTTATTGGGGTAGTGTTAGCGAAAACAAAGATGGTGTTGTTAGAGGTCAACGTACTTATTATGGTGAGGGTACTAAAAATAGGGGTAATATTGTTTCTGAGGATGATATGTCAGGGGCGTTTGGTTTTGAAGAAACTGAATATCTTGATTATGCTGACACTATTGATACATTGGAGGATATGGGTGTTCCTAATCCCGAAGAACGTACAGACCAATTTGGAAAAATAAAGGGTGTTGAAGTTGAAAAGGATGAAGAAGGTGACCCCGTATTAAAACAACGATTGGTCGAAAAAGGAACTTTAGACGAGGAACAAAAGAAAAAAATGATTAAAATGGTTGAAGATATTTTAACTAAGAAATCAAAAGACAAATCAGATGTAGTTACCAAAGAAAATCCAATAAGTAAAATCTTAGTGAAAAATTTAAATTCAATTAAAAAAATTGCCGATAAAGAAGGTATAAGTATTAATCAATTAATTAAAATTTTAAAAACGAATGAATAAAGATTTGTACGGACATACGGTTCCTTTACCGGAAGATGTTGTTGGTTATTTAGACCAATGTCATAAATCCGCTATTGGGTCAGATGATTCTACTGAAGGTTATCGTAGAAATAAAGAACTACGTGACAAACGTGAGGTTAGTTATCAACAATTGAAACGAATGAAAAATTGGTTTGATGATTTCAATGGACACGATAATGATTTACCCTTTATATTAAATGGGGGTAATTATATGAAAAATTGGGTGAATGATACATTAACATCAATGAGAGGTGACAAACATTTATCTAAAAAAATTAAGTCAGTTACTATGGATAACCAATTTATAGATTCTCACGAAAAAAATAATATAATAAACCAAAATAGACCAAGTAAAAACCATCAGTCAACGGTTGATGGGTATAACACGGCCGTAACTGAAAGTTTAAAACGAATAAACGATTTAATAAAAAAAATAATTTAATATGGCAGTTAATGAACCATTAAATTTCGAACAACCGAAAAATTCGTTGTCGGATATTGCAGAAATAGAAAGAAAAAAATTATTACCTAAAAATGATTTTAAAAGAACCGCAAATGAATACTCAACCGTAAATTCTGACGCAATCGCTAATGGTGATGCTCAAGGTAAAGGTACGGGTGGTGATTTAGATGTTTATAATCAAGGTGCTGGCGCTATCCAAGATATTTTGGAACGAAAAGCGGAAATGGTTATTAATTCTTATAAACCAACTAAACCTTATACTACACCGGGTCTATAATGAAACTTTACAATACATTTAAAAGTCTTATTTTAGAGGTAGCATCTATCGACACAATAACTAACGCTATAAAAAATAGGGATAAAATTATTATGTATTACGAAGGTGATGAACCTGGTGGTCGTGGGTTACGTGAAATTGAACCTGTTTGTTTTGGGTATAGTAAATCGGATAACCCAATATTAAGAGCTTGGGATGAAGAAGGTTCTTCACATACAGAATATAAAGGTGAACAACCTTTACCGGGTTGGAGGATTTTTAGATTAGATAAAATAAGTTCTTTCAAACCTACAGGTGAGAAATTTAACGAACCAAAACCAGGTTATAACCCTAATGGTGATAAAAGTATGACAAGAGTTATTATTAACGTTAAATTTGATAATAATAATGATGAAATAGTTTAATATTTAGAATATGACAAATGAGAATGATTTAATGACAAAATTAATGACCGCTAAAAAAATTATGAACAAACATAATGAAATCGGTCGAGGTGGAATCCCTGTTAATATGAATAACCCATCACATAATGAGGGTAGTAGAAATAATACTAAAGTTAATATGACTAATTCATCACCTATTGTTGAGGAATTTAGAGCTCCTCAAGCTACTTACAATTTACCTTCAGAATACTCTGACAACTCTCAATATGATACACGTCAAATTGAGGATATTAATCAACCTTACTTATCTGAGGAGGCGGTTAATAAAAATATTCATAAAATGCCTCAACAAGCGAGTCAGGATAGAATATTGTCATCAAAATTACCTGATTCTATCAAACAATTAATGATGGAACACCCAATTAACCAACCTGACAATCCATTAACAGGTGGTAGTAGTATTTCAAATGAATTAGCTGAAAAGGCTGCGAGATTAATGAATCTAAAGGGGAAAGGTAATGTTAATGAGTCACAACCAACACAACAACGACCTCAACAATCAAGTCAAATACCTATGAATGGTGATTTAAAAGAAATGATTCGTGAAGCGGTTAGAGACGTATTATCTGAAAATGGGATGATTACTGAAAGTGTGTCTAAAACAAATGATGTTTTCACTTTTAGAGTTGGTAAACACATTTTTGAAGGTAAAGTAACAAAAATTAAAAAAGTTAGTTAACTATTATAGTAATATTTTTGATACCCTCACTATTTGGTGGGGGTTTTTTATTGATAATAGATTATTTATTACCTATCATTCTTTCAATATAATATAAAATATGAAAGAAAAAATAAATGTATTAGTACTCCCTTCAGACACTACCGGTGTTGGTAAATTTAGGTCAATTGACCCTCACACTTTTTTACAGGATTTGTATTCAGATGATTTTCACGTAGATATTGATTATCATCCAAGAATGAATGATTTAAACTATTGGAAAAAGTACCAAATTGTTCACGTACATCGAAATATTGGACACGATTACGATGCGTCCCCAAAATTAATCAAAGAATTAAAATTATTGGGAATTATAGTGATTGTTGATATTGACGACTATTGGTTACCAACAAAAGAACACCCAATTCATTCTATTATTATTAAAAATAAGTTACACGAGAAAATACGTGAGAATTTAATTGTTGCTAGTTATGTAACAACAACAACTACGTTATTTGCGGATGAAATTAGAAAGTTTAATAAAAATGTATTGGTATTACCAAATGCTATTAATCCTAATGAGCCTCAATTTAATCAACCTACGTTAAGTTCTGAGAAAATTAGAGTTGGGTGGTTAGGTGGGTCATCACACTTACACGATTTAAAACTATTAGATGGTTTTGTTCAGAAAAACTCGTCAATTAATGATAAAATCCAATACGTTTTATGTGGGTTTGATACTAGAGGTACGGTTACCGAAATGAATCAACAAACAGGGGAACAAAAACAACGTGACATTTTACCTCACGAAACTGTTTGGGTCAAATATGAAGAATTCTTTACAAATAACTATAGAACGGTTAGTGGTGATTATTTGAATTATTTGAAGGAATATGTTAACGAGCCTTACGAATCTAATATCGAATTACCATATCGTAGAGTTTGGACATTACCTGTTAACTCATATGCAACGAATTATTCTAAATTCGATATCTCGGTAGCGCCAATTATGGACCATATGTTTAATCGTATGAAATCTCAGTTAAAAGTTATTGAGGCGGGGTTTTATAAGAAAGCATTAATCGCGTCAAGTGTTGGTCCTTACACTATCGACTTGAAACATTCATTAAAAAATGGTAACTTTGTTGATGGGAACGCATTATTAGTGGATAAAGTTAAAAATCATAGTGATTGGGCGAAAAACATTAAAAAATTAGTGGATAATCCTAATATGATTGTTGATATGGGTGAAAGACTATACGAAACGGTTAAAGATACTTATGACTTAAATGTTGTAACAAAAACAAGAGCTGAATTTTACAAATCGTTAATTAAATAAAAATGATAAAAATACCGATAACAAAAATATTATTCTTAGACATAGAAACGGTCGGGATTGAAAAGGATTATGATACTTGCGTAGATAAACGTCCTGAAATTGCTAACCAATTTGATAATTATTATGATTGGTTTCAGAAACGATTTCCTGAAGACCATAAAAATATTGAGGAAACTTCGGATGAGACAAAAAACAAAGTATTTGCAACAAGAACGGCTTTAGTACCTGAATTTGCTAAGATTGTTTGTGTTAATGTACAATTTGTTATGGATAATGGTGAGATTAAGTCCTCATCATTCTCAGGTGATGATGAAAAAGAATTATTACGTAATTGTAAGAAAGTTTTAGATAAGTGTTATAAATTGGATTTTTATATTTGTGGTCACAATCTAAAGAACTTTGATATCCCAATGTTGGCGAAACGAATGATAATCAATGGTATTGCCCCTTCATCAATGTTACCATCTTACGACACAAAACCTTGGGAAGTTAAGGCTATTGATACTAAAGATGTTTGGCAGTACGGGGCTTACAATTCAATTGGGTCGTTAGAATTGTTATGTGTGTCTTTAGGTATTCCTTCACCAAAAGAAGGTGAAATTAGTGGTGATAAAGTCCATACAGCCTATTGGAATCAGGGTAAATTAAAAGAAATTACGGAATATTGTGAACGTGATGTTAGAGTATTGATTGATATAATAATAAGATTAAAAGAATTAGAACAATGAATAATGACGATTTAGAGTTTTTTAAACAAAAAACCGATGAAATTAAAAATATGTTTACCAATAGTGAATTTGACGATAGTGATATTGATTATGATGCGATTATGGGTGAATTAGGTGTTGATATTAAAGATTTAGAGAAGGAGTTTACCGATTATACCCCCCAACTTGAATTGGGTTTCACTAAGTTACATCCTGACGCAGTTGAGCCTAAATATAACTATGATAGTGACTCTGGGTTTGACTTACATTCTACTGAAGAAATTGTTATTAGTGGTTTTGGTAGAGAATTAGTTCCAACAGGGATTTCCTTAGACATTAAAGATGGTTTTGAAGTACAAGTTAGGTCTAAGAGTGGTTTGGCGTTAAAACAAGGACTTATGTGTTTAAACTCACCAGGGACTGTTGATAATGGTTATACAGGTGAAGTTAAAGCAATCATTTTTAACACGAATAAAGAACCTTTTACGATAACTAAAGGTATGAAGGTTGCTCAAGCGGTGTTATGTCCTGTGGTTAATGGAAAATGGGTTAATTTGGTTCAGAAAGAAACTATAAACGAAAAAGAAAGAGGTGAGAACGGATTCGGTTCTACCGGAATTTAAAATATGGTAAAAATTATAACATATATATTTGTACACGACCAAAATATTGTAAAGGACTTTATTGAATGTGGTAAATTTGACCAAATGGATAATGTTATTTATATGTGTGTCGGAAATCAAGATTTTTCAATGGTTGAAAATTACCCAAATGTTGTTATTTGCAATAAATTACAATATAATATTGAAGAATTCCCAAAATTAACGTCTTACACAGGGTGGTACGCAATATGGAAAAATAATTTATGTGATTCTGCGGATTACGTAAATTTATTAGAATATGATGTGAATATTTCAAATGATTTTGATAAAACCATTAAAGAAAATTTGGATTATGATGTTATTGGTTATATACCATTTAATGTTCATAGACAGGAGTTTATTCGTATTAATCATTGGGCGGAAAATTTAGTTAAATCAATATTAGAAAATTATAATATTGATGTTTATAATTTAATTGATTCCTACCCTTTAGATAAAGAATGTAGTATGACATCTAACCATCTTTTTAGTAAAAAATCATTTGAGGGTTATATGAATTGGGTTAATCCGTTGATTGATAGTATTAAATATTTAGAATTATCGGGACATCAGATTGAAAGGTCAATAAGTTTATTCTATTTAATTAATAATGTTGAATATAAACTTTTAGGTGATATCTTAACACATTATCAATTTGATAGTCATAAAACTCAAGGTATTAGTCAAGAAAAATTTAAAAACGAATACAATAAATTATTAAAATAAATTTTATGTTCGATAACATTAAAATATTAACTTTTGGTAAGGGGAATTTTATTCAACCGCAACAAAAATTAAAAACACATTTAGAAAATATTGGGGTATTAAATCAAAAACATTTAACTAATTACGATTTACCGAACGAATTTTTAACGACTTATGATGAAATTTTACAATTAAAAAAAGGTTATGGGTATTGTCTATGGAAACCTTACATTATCTTAAAAGAATTGGAAAGTCTTAAACAAGATGAGATATTATTATATATTGATTCTACTGACTTACCTGAGCAGGGTTTTTTTGATGATGTTATCGCTAACTTTAAAAATCGTGATTATTTTTTAGTTAATCGGGGATATAATCACGGACAATGGACTAAGAGAGATACGTTTGTCTTAATGGATTGTGATGATGTAAGCTATTATGATAGTACCCAATTAGAAGCGGGAATTATTGGGTTAAAACCAACTGAGTTTAATATAAAATTAATTAAAGAATGGTTTGAATTTTCCACAAACAGAAATATATTAACAGAATCCCCAAACATATGTGGGTTACCTAATATCAATAATTTTATTGAGCATAGGTACGACCAAAGTATTTTAACAAATTTAAGTATTAAATACGACTTATATAGTCATCGTTTAAATGACGATAAAATAAAATATAATTTTAATCAACCAATAATTTATTAATTATGCAAAAAATATTTGAGAATAGAAATGAAATGATATCAACATTTGATAAAAATTTAATAATCGCTGAATTAGGTGTGTTTGAAGGTGATTTTTCTAAAGTTATTAATGAAATATGTGAACCTAAAGAATTATATTTAGTTGATTTGTTTAATGGTTATTTTGGTTCTGGAGATAAAGATGGTAAGAATTATCATTATGTACAACTAGAAGATGAAATGAACAAATTAGTGGATTTTTTTAAAGAATCTGAAAATGTTAAAATTGTGAAGAATTCAACTACGGATTTTTTAAATTCTTTAGATGATAATTACTTAGATGTTGTTTATATAGATGCGGACCACAGTTATAGTTCGGTATTAAATGATTTAAACTTGTCATATAAAAAAGTTAAAAATGGTGGGTTAATTTGTGGTCACGATTATGTGTTAAATACTGAGGCGGAAAAGGCCGTTAATGATTTTTGTTCAGAAATGAATTTAATGATTGAATTTCTAACTAAAGACGGTTGTCCGTCATTCTGTATTAAAAAACCCATTAATTAGTAATCTTTTTAAATTAATGAAAATAGCATTAGTCTGTATCGCAAAAAATGAAGATGATTATATCCAAGAATGGGTTAATTATAATAAAAAATTAGGGTTTGATGATATCTTTATTTATCAAAATGACTGGATATGTCAAATTGATGAACCTAATCTAATTAAGATTGAGTTTAATGGGTTAAATCAACAAACAAATGCGTATAATAATTTTATACAAAATTACCATAATAATTACGATTGGGTAGCCTTTTTTGATGTTGACGAATTTTTGGTCCTCAAAAAACATAATAACATAAAAGAATTTATAATGGACTATGATGAGTATTCATCAATAGGTATTAATTGGGTATTATTTGGTGATAATGATTTAAATAGTGTTGATAACAATTATGAGGTATTAAGTAGGTTTACAAAACGTCAATCAAGTATCAACCCACACATTAAATCAATCATTAAATTATTACCAAATATTAAAATGTTTGTACATAATTCTGATGTTTTGTGGGTAGATACTAATAAAAACACTCATACGGGTCCATTTAATTATGGTGGTAATGATGACATTGCGATAATTAACCATTATTTTTGCAAAACTAAAGAAGAATTTACTAATAAAATTAACAGAGGTCGGGCTGATTCAACAATTAAAAGAGATATGGGGGATTTTAACGGTCATAATTTTAATGATGTCGAAGATTTATCGGCATATAATTTTTATAATAACATATGATAACAATAATATACTCAACACATAAAGATAAAGAATACAATGATAAGTTTAACGACCATCTTGTATTAACATCAGGACTTCAATGGGTGGAGGTTTTACCCTATGTAAATCATAACGAATATTCATTATCCGAACTTTACAATAAAGGTATTAAAGAATCAAAGTACGATATTGTAGTTTGTTGTCATAATGATATTAAACTTGAAAAAAATTGGGGTAAAAAATTATTAGAGGATTTTTCTAATTCCCCCGAATTCGGGATAATTGGAAAGGCAGGTAGTTGTTATTTCCCTAAATCAGGGGTATATTGGGAACGAATGTCTCAAACTATGGTAGGGCAAGTTTATCATCACCCTGAAGGTTCTAAAAAATGGTTAAATAACTACTCACCAAAATTACCTTTTTTAGTCTCTGTTGTTACTATTGATGGTTTATTCATATCATTTGATAAAACAAAAATAAAACATCAATTTGATGAATCTATCGGGAAATTCCATTTTTATGACCACGGATTCTGTGTACCAAATTATTTAGATGGTGTTAAAATTGGTGTTACGTCGTCTTTTGAAATAACTCACCAATCTGTTGGTCAACCAAATCAAGAGTTTTATGAATCTAAAGATTTATTTATTAAAAAATATGCTGATAAATTACCTTTGGATTTAAAACCTGACAAAATATACGTTCCTGAAATCAAAGAAAAACCGATAAAAAATATTGGTAAAATGGCGGTAATCATCCCGACAAAAAGTAAGTTGAATTTATTATTTGATTGTGTGGACTCATTCCACGAACAATGTAATTCATCATTATATGATATTTTTATTGCGGATACGGGCTCGACTAACGAAGAAAAAGAAAGTATTAAAACGAGATATGAGAACACTAACGTTAAATTAATTGAATTTAATTACTACAATTTTGCACAAATAAATAATGAGGTCGTTAGAAACTATATTGGTGATGACTATGAGTTTTTGTTATTTTGTAATAATGACATTAAATTATTGAACAATGTTGTTTATGGTATGTTAAAGACTTTTAAGGAAAAACCTAAAACAGGGACAATTGGGTGTCGACTTCATTTTATGGACAACACCGTTCAACACGATGGAATTAAATTATTTTTTAATCAATACAAAAATATAACCTTAACACATTACGGTTTAAATAATTATTTTAATTATACTACAGGTGTTAAAACGATAGCGGGGTCAACAGGTGCATTATTAGGTGTTAGGAAAAATTCGTTCATCAAATCGGGACTCTTCAACGAAAAGTACACCAATTGTTTTGAGGATGTTGAGTTAAATTTATCATTAGTCACAATGGGGCTTGAAAATATTTTTGATGGGTCCTTAGTTGCTTATCATTATGAGAGTCAAACTAGAAATGAAAAAAGTAATCATTTAGAGTCTATGAGGTATGATTTGGAAAATACGTTAATACCTTTTATTTATGATAAAATGGTTAACATTAAAAAATATATTGAGGTTATTCATTAATTACTTTTATATAAAATATCCTAATTTTAAATAAAAAAACTATGAGAAGACAAGTTGAAAAAAATGTATTTTCACAATTTGGTGAGGATGGGGTTATTGAATTTATTTTAAGTAAATTACCATTAACCGATAATTGGTGTTGTGAATTTGGTGCGTGGGATGGTAAATATTTATCAAATACGTATAACTTAGTTAAAAATAAGAATTATAATTCAGTTTATATTGAAGGGGATGAATCGAAATTTTTAGACTTATTGAAAACCTCAGAAGGTGAGAATAATAGGATAACACCAATTAAACAATGGGTCGGTATTAATGGTGAGGAGAGTTTAGATAATATTTTATCTAAAACGAATATCCCGAAAAATTTTGATGTTTTATCAATAGATGTTGATGGTACGGATTATTGTATTTGGGATAACTTTAACACTTATAGACCAAAACTTGTGATAATTGAGATTAATTCAAGTTTTAATCCTGAACTTATTTTAACAGAAGAAGAACTAAAATATGAAACTATGTTATCAAGGAGCGGTACAGAGATTTGTGGTGTAAATTTTAAAACTTGTTATGAGTTAGGTAAGAGTAAAGGTTATAAATTATTCACACATACGGGTAATATGTTTTTTATTGATGAAGAATACGAATCTTATTTTGATGATTTGGCGAATGATGAGAATTATTTAACTTTTTTCAAAACTAATTGGTTTTTGACGAGTAAGATTGAAAGACCCGGATAAAAATCTTGGGAAATGAAACTATTTAAAGTTAGATGATATTCATCTATAAAACTTAATAAAGATTAAATGTCTAGAAAAAAAGCAACACCTATTTCAGAAACTTCTGAGGTTAAACGACCAATGAATAGTAAAGAAATAATCGGACAAATTATTAAACGTAAAACTAAAGAAAAGTTTTTAACTGAAACTCAAAAAAACTATTACGAAACATTAATTAATAATGAAATTACGGTTTGTTCGGGACCTGCAGGTGTGGGTAAAAGTTATATAACGATGAAAGCTGCGGTTGATTTGTTAGCCGACCCAACAACACCCTATGAGAAGATTATTATTGTTCGTCCGGCAGTTGAGGCTGAGGAAAAATTAGGTTCATTACCGGGTAATATGGAGGAAAAATTAGACCCTTATATTTTCCCCTCATATTATTTATTAAACAAAATCATAGGTAAAGATGCGAGAGAAAAATTAAAAGATATTGATGTTATTGAAGTGTTCGCATTGGCGTTTATGAGGGGTATGAATATTGATAATTCTATCTTAATTTTTGAAGAGGGACAAAACGCAACACCAAGTCAAATGAAATTGCTATTGACAAGAATAGGTTTTGGTAGTAAATTTTTCATATCTGGTGACGTTGAACAGTCTGACAGATATAAAGATAAGAGACAAAGTGGTTTGTGGGATGCGATTCAAAAGTTTAGGGATGATACTAACGATACTGTTAAAGTATTTGAGTTCACAAATAAAAAAGATATTGTTCGTAACCCAAAAATCTCAAGAATTCTTGATAAATATGACACTGAATGAGAATTGGAATTGAAATAAATGGTGTTCTTCGGAACACCATTGGTAAAATAGAACAAACTTACGAAAAATTTTATATTGATAAAATGGACGGTGTTGATGATGAAGACACTTTTGAATATAAAATGAATTTACCTGTAACATCATTAGACCTAAGAAAACATTTTGAATTTCAAACCGACGAGGAATTGTATTCATTTTTATATGAAGAATTTTCTATGGAAATCTTTGGTCACGCCCAATCTACTGATTATAACACTTTTAAAGATTTACAAGAAATTTATGTTAAATATCGTGATGATAACGAATTGGTTATTGTCTCAGATGAGATTGGTAAATCAAAACCATCAACATTATTCTTCTTATCAAAGTTTATTTGTCAGGTAGAAAAGATAAAATTCTATAGTAATTTCACAATAAATTCGATGTGGAATGAAATTGACATTTTACTTACGTCAAACCCTATGTTATTATTAGAGTATCCAACCGATAAAATAGTTGTTAAATATGAAACCGAATATAATAAAGATATTCAAATGGAACATACAATAACAACATTAAATGAGTTTGATGATAAATTAAAAGAACTATTAGAATGTTAAAAGTATTAAACGAACATTATTATTTGGACATAGACCAAATGGAGACTTACATTAACATCCCATCTGATGTTGCATCGGGGGAAACACACATTAGTGTGGTAAAATATGAAATGATTAAAACTATGGTTGAAATCCTTATGACCGAAAGTGAAGAAGTTGACGAGACTTTAGGTGGAAAAAGTTCGGAACTTTCAATTCCGTTTAAATTGGCTTTTAACACATTAATAAACAAAAAAATATTAAACAAATATTAATATGAATCCAGAACAAATTTCTAAATTAGAACAATCACTTGAAAACTTAAAAAATAAGACTTCTAAAATTTATTTGATTGTTCAAGACACTAAAGGTAATGCTAGAGCATCAATTGCTTACATTTATAAATTAGCGTTAACATTAAAAAATAACGGATTTAATCCTATTATGTTACACGAAAAATCTGACTATACAGGTATTTCATCTTGGTTAGGTGATGATTATAATGATTTACCTCATCAGGCGATTGAAGGTCAAAATTTACAGGTTACTCCTGATGACTTTATTGTTGTACCTGAATTGTATTCATACATAATGAGTCAAATTACTAAATTACCTTGTGGTAAGATTGTTTTATGTCAAGCATATGACCATATGTTGGAAACATTAAATGCAGGTGAAAGTTGGCCTCAATTTGGGTTCCACAAATGTATAACAACATCTGAAGAACAAAAAGAAGAGATTCAAAAAGTTATGAAAAATGTTTCATTTGACATATTAACACCTGTTATTTCTGACAAATTCAAACCAAGTAAATTACCGGCTAAACCAATCATTTCTATCCACGCAAGAGACCAAAGAGACACTATCAATTTAGTTAAAGCGTTTTATTTAAAATACCCTCAATATAGATGGGTTACTTTAAGTGATTTAAGAGGATTGAGTGAAGAAGAATTCGCAATCAAATTAAGAGAAAGTTTTGTTTCAGTATGGATTGATGAAACGAGTGGTTATGGTACATTCCCATTAGAGTCAATGAAATCTAACGTACCTGTTATTGGTTTAGTTCCTAATTTGTTACCTAGTTGGATTAATGAAGACAATGGTGTTTGGATTAATAATAAAACCCAAATAATTGACGCGATGGCTGACCATTTACAGAATTGGTTGGAGGATAATATTAATGAAGAATTTAATAATAAAATGAAATCAACCGTTGATGTATTACCAACTGAAGATGATTTTAATAAACAAGCGGTTACTTTATTTAGTGAGTATTTCTCAGTGAGATTACAAGCATTTGAAGACCAACTTTCTAAACTACAAACAATTGAAGAATAATATGGAAAAATTTGACGTATCGGTAATATTACCAATTAAATCAGCAAAAACTTTAAACTTTAGTGAATATTTTGAAAAAGCGATTGAATCGTTAAAAACTCAAAAATTATTAATTAATGAATTGATTATTGTTCATACAAATGAAACTCATTTAGTTGAATTTTTAGATACTTTTGATTTTGGAGATTTAAAAGTTAGAAAAATTGAATGGACTAAAACACCAAATTATGCTGAACAAGTAAATCTTGGGGCTAGAGAATCGAATTCTAAATGGGTTTCTTTATTTGAGTTTGATGATGAATATTCAAGTATTTGGTTTAAAAATGTAAGTCTATATAGTGAAGCGTATCCTGATGTTGACGCATTTTTACCTATCGTTGTTGATACTACGGATAAAGGTATTTTTGCGGGATTTACAAATGAGGCGACATTCGCGGCTAATTTTAGTCAAGAAATGGGTGTATTAAATAATGAGACATTACAACAATACCAAAATTTCCAATCATCAGGGATTGTTATTAAAAAAGATAAATTCATTGATTATGGGTTAATTAAACCATCGTTCAGATTAACATTTGGTTATGAGTTTTTCTTACGAATGACACATAATTCAGTTAATATTATGTCAATCCCAAGAATTGGGTATAAACATATTAATTTACGTGAAGGTTCAATTTTTTGGAATTATAAAAATGGTGAAGAAAGTCTAACTGATGATGAGGTTAGATTTTGGGTTGAATCTGCAAAAAAAGAATATTTCTTTATTAATGACAGAGCCATAAAATATGAACCTGTAGAAAATTAATGAGCGACAACAATGTTATTATTGAGACGAATACGGAGTTAAAAAAGAAAGGTAGAAAACCAACTCAGGAAAATTATTTTGATGTTAGAGAGGAGTTAGCGGTTGTGAGTTATTTAACCGCTACAACTTTCGAAGAAAAAAATAAGATTTACAATGATTTTTTAAGAAAACCTTTAGATAAAATGATATCTTCAATTATCCGAAGATATAAATTATACAGAAAAGATATGGACTTTTACGAAATCCATATAGATACTCACTCCTTTTTAATGACCAAAATTGATAAGTTTAAACCTGCGAAGGAAAAAAAGGCTTATTCTTATTTTGGTACTATATGTAAAAATTATTTAATGGGTCAAATCATTAAAGACCAAAAGGAAATGAATCGAAAAGTTTCGTATGAAGATATTTCATACGATATCGAAAACAACGACGAGTATTCTTATAGTATTGAGAATGACGGTATCGAGGCGCCTATGGTTATTGCCAATTTCTTAAAAGAGTTAGATGAGTTCCTTAAAAACGATAATTTAACTGAAAATGAAGTTAAACTTGGACACGCGTTATATGAGTTATTTGAAAATTATCAAAATATCTTCATCGGAAACGATAATAATAAGTTCAATAAAAACATAGTTTTATTATCTCTTAGAGAAATGACTAATTTGACAACTAAAGAGATTAGGAGTTCAATGAAGAAATACAAAGGGATGTATTTTTCATTAATTCAGAAAATGGTTAAGTAAATATTTATTTAATTATGGGAAGACCGGCAAAGAAGGAAATTAATTTAACGAAAGAGTCAATGATTTCGTTAATGCAAGAAATCTACAATGAACTTGTGGAACAAAGAAATACTGCAATCAGAATTCAAAATAAAATGTTGACAATGATGAAGGAACCTGAAGATATGACATTAATCGGTCCTGTTATTGAAAAACAACAAAAAATTATCAATGATTGTGTTGAGAAAAAATTATCATTATCAAAATTACAATCAAGTATTTGGGAAAAATCAAATATCAATACTAATAATACGGGTAATTTCACAATATCTGATTTAGATATGGATGATGATGTTATTAAAAGTTTATTGAATAAAGATACCGACACATCGAATGGGTCATATAAAATGAAGTGATATGTCGGATTTAAATGATGGATATAAAAAAGTTCAGGATAAGATTAATACAACAAAATCTTACACTAATTTAAAATCAAAATATGATGGGTTAAAGAAAAATGCTGGTACAACATTTGACCAAAAAAAATCTGACACTACCCAATCTATTAATAAGTTAAAAGAACAAACCAAAAGTTATCAAAAAGAACTTAAAACTCAATTTGAACAATTACTAGATATCAGCTCAATTACCGGTGGTAAAGGTGCTAGCTCAATTAGTTATATCAAAACAATGATGACTAAGGTTTTACATAAGTTAGAACCTAAAATTGCCGAAATTTTATATCACGAATGTTTAACGGCAGTTGGTTGTGACCAACAACAAACATTTTCATCACAATCAATTTATGTTAAAGTTAAATCAGTTGATATTTCAAATTTATTAAAAAAAGACCCCGCAACCAAACCCGGTAAATTATTATACGAAAAAAAACCAGTTGTTTATCAAACATATCCTTTCTCAATGAATAAAGAACTATATCAAAGAATACAGAGTGGTAATGATTATAGTACGGATAATGGTGGACAATTATATTATGGTAGGTCGGGGCAACCATTATTTAACATCCAATATGTTGAAGTTGATAATTTAGGTCAGACAGGTCCTTGGTTTAAAGTTGATTTAATGAATCGAGCGTCTAGTGTTAATAATGTTAGTGAATTTATAATTGATTATTATAAATCCATTAAGGTTTTTGATTTTCATAATTCAATATCCTGGATTATTGAAATGATTACAGGAGCAATTTCGATTAGTGGTGATATTGGTATTAATCAAGTTGAGGATACTACTAAAGCGGGGTTAATAATGCAAAGAATCCTTGGATTATGTTTTGATAACAGAAAAACAATCGACGTTAGTGGAATTTCTAAATTATCTGAATACGATAGTGCTGATAATTCTTTTTATGAATTTACAGATATTGACCTACGAAAAATTGATGATAGGGTTAGTAACGTTAAAAATGGGGTAATTAAATTCGTTACTTGTGATGATGTTAAATTACCTGTTGATACTAAACCAATAACAGACTCACTTAGTGATATGATATTTGTTGAGGGGGATAAAGAAGTTGAAATTGCAGATAAACTAACTAATTTAATATCTAGTGACCCTAAATGGGGTGGATTGGCGATTAATTCAAGTCTTAAAGCTGAGTTAGATTTAAATTTTCTAAAGAGTATTGTTAAAGGGTTAGCGTTTTCATTATTATCGCCAAAAGTTTTATTACCATTATTTGTTATGTTAAAAGCAATTGGGCAAAGTGTTAGTGATACTATCAATTCTTTTTATGACTTTATTAAAAAATTTAAAGCGTTTTTTAAAAATTTAATATCGAAAATAGGTGCTATCTTTGTTCAAGAATTATTTAAGTTTATTAAAAAAGATATTAAAAATTTAATTCAAAGTGTTATAATTGATTTGGCAAAAGAAAAGGCTGATAAGAAAATTATAATGATATTAAAACTTGTACAATTATTAATAACAGTTGCTCAATTTATTAAAGATTGGAGGGAATGTAAAAGTGTTATTGATGAATTACTTTGGTTATTAAAAATTGCAACGTCAGGTTGGGGTGGTGAGATATCATTACCTTTATTGTTTGCGTCTCAATTACTTGATGGGTTTTCTGCGACGAGAGCGTTTATGGGTACTATCGAAGAGTTACAAAAAATTGGTATACCTACAGGTGATATGCCAGATGGTAGTCCAAATTTAACGGTTTTAAGTATGTTCTCACAAGCTAAAGCTCACGCTAATGAAATGGCTGAAAATGGAAAACTACAGGTAGCGATACCGCCATTAACGATGACACCTGCCGGTTTAACAATACCTGCAAGTGGTTTTGGTAAACCTTTATAATATGACAAAAGAAGAAATAACAAATAAAACAATAGAGGTCATTAATGACCCAAAATTAAGTTCGAATAGTGACTTAATTTTTGCTATGGAAGTAGTTCAAAAAGATTTTGAATCTGTTAAAGAAACATTAATTAAATTAACTCATCATTTAGATAGTTTGGAAATTACTTATGATTTAATTTTAAAAGAATATAATTCAAGAACTAATGGGATTAAATAATGCAAATGATAAGCCTTTGAATAACCAAATAATATTTCCAGGTGAAGTTTATGATGATAATGACCCAATGATGTTAGGTCGTATTCGTGTTATACCTGAAACTAAAAATTACGAAGATATTATTAAAAGTATTCCTGATTGGAATGAAAGAAAAGACCCTTGGACATCTAAGGACCCAATATTGTTTTTACCGTTATTACCCTTTTTCATAAAATTAACGCCAATTAAAGGTGAATACGTTCATATTATTTATTCAAATAAAGATTTCCCATTTCAAAATCAATTTTACATTCAGGGACCATTTTCGTCACCAATGACAACAGGTTATGAATATTTTCAAGGTGCTAAAAAATTCCTTTCAAGTGGTGATAGAATTCAAGATAGTATTTCGATTTTAAATGAAGATAAATCGTATAAGAAAAAAGAAAGTGAAGGTGTGTTTCCTGAAGCCAAAGATAATGCGGTGTTAGGTAGGGGTAGTGCCGATATTATAATTAAAGAAGACGAATTATTAATTAGGGCGGGTAAGTCAAATAAATTCTCTAAAACAACATTACCTGTTGCTAACACAACAAGAGCCTTTTTACAATTAAGTCGATTTACACAAAAAAAAGAAGAATTACCTGAAGAGACACAAATTAAACTTATTAAAGAGGTTAAAGTTGTTCAAAAAATGGTAGTGTGGGACATTACTAATCTTGATAATCAACAAAACGCATTTACGGGTTCAGTTGGATTATTTAATGTGAAACCGAATGAAAAAACAAATAGCGCGAATTTTAAAGTTAATACAATTTCAAAGATTAGTAATGGTACTGATTATAGTGGACCTACAGAATCTATAGGTTTTATTGGTAAAACATTTGATGAGGTTGTGGAAATTATTAATGGGTTTATAACGGGAGTGTTTAACCAATTTAAAGATTCTACATTTCCTGTGAATAACAAATTAAATGCGTCACCTGATAAAACATTCCCATTTGTTGTAACACCATCTAAATTAACTTACGACACAGGTTTGAAATTCAAGTCAACCCCCAATCCAACTGAAATTGTTGAAGTCGCTAACTATCTTAGATTTACCGCTAAAATAAAACCATCAGGTTCTGCTAGTCTTAAAAGAGGTTTCTTTTTAGTTTGGGATAACGAAAATGGTAATTTCAAAATTGGGGAGGGAACAAAACCTTTAATGGAAAAGGTGAATAGTTTTGTGTTTCGTCCGAATGAACCTGTTACTTACGCAACACTGGGAGCTCAAAAATTATATTTATTGTCTCACGATTCCGAAGGACCTAAAGGTAAAATATCGTTAGCAAATACATTATATGGTATACCTCAAGATATGTTTGTTGGTGGTTTTGGTAAATCAGGTAGTAAAGATAGTATTAATTCAAAAACATATCCAATGGTTAGGGGGGATAAGTTAATTGAGTTATTAAGAAAAATTGTTGATTATTTGGGTGGTCACGTACACGCAATATCAACAATACCTCCTGTTCCAATAGCCTCAGGTAGTGGTCAATCGTTAGTTGAAATTAATTCTTTGTTAGCTGAGGCAGAAAATACAATTCTTAATGAAAATATTAGATTGAATTGATATTTATATGTAAAACATTAAATGTCAATAAATAATTCATATTTTAGCAAGAATAATACCATAATATCAAATAGTTTTACTAATACAGGACAAAACCCTGTTATGGAGTTATTTTATGGGTCAGTTATTAATACACAATTTCCGAATGGTTATAGTCGTTTCATATTTGATTTAAATTTGGACTTATTAACCGAAAAAGTTCTTGATGGTACAATATCAAGAAATTGTGGTAATGTCACACATACTTTAAGGATGATTAATACATCAACTTTTAGTGACTTTTTAAATACGTCAACCTCTCAAGGTAGACAAAGAGCGACATCATTTGATTTATTTTTATTTAGAATACCGACATACCAACTATGGGATGAAGGGGTTGGTTATGACTTTGCAGATTTAATTTATGAAATTAAAAATGATAAAAATTATTCAGTAAGACCTTCAAATTGGTTTCAAACCACAACTATTGATAATTGGACTCAACCAGGTCTTTATGATAATAAGAATTTGGGGACTGTGAATTACAATAATTTACAAATTGTTGCTAATCAACATTTTGAGTTTGGTAATGAGAACATTAGTTTTGATATGACTAATGAGATAAACGATATCTTAGATGGTACATTAACTAATGTCTCAGGGTGGGGAATTGCTTTCAAACCCCAAGTTGAGAACTTAACAGGTTTAACTGATAATTTTGAAGTTCAATTCTTTACTAGACATACTCAAACATTTTACGAACCATTCTTAGAGACGACATATGATGACTTAATCGAAGATGATAGAAATTTATTCACGTTGGGTAAAACTAACAAATTATACTTATACCTGTATGATAATGGAGCCCCAATTAATTTGGATTTCAACCCAGATGTTACTCTTATTGATTCATCTGGCACACCAATCCCGGGTTTAACTAATTTAAATAGTTGTCAAAGAACT